ATTTCTCCCGGACCGGCTACTAAAGTACATTGAGAACCTGATTTTACTCTAGGTTTACAATTTCTAGGAAGAGCTTCATTATCATTACTTGAAACAATCGAACCCATAAAGATGGATGTTGGTCTAATATCAATACCTGATTCTTTTGATAAATCAAAATCAGTTCTTGTTATACCCAAATTACATATTTCAGGTTGACCCCATAACGGCTCAACCTCAATAGTTCTATTAAAATTAATAATTTGAGGTAACGAATTTAAATTTGATGAGGATTTGAAATTTATACCAGCTACTTGAGCTGGTGTTGCAAGACCCATTCTTATCAAATCTTGAGGTGATAATGAAAATTCCCCAATATCCGATAAGTCAATATCAACAACAACTGTTTGACTTCCGGTTGGTACACCAAAAATCATATAGTCACCACTAGAGTTTGTTACAGTAGAGTATTTGTAGTATTTATCGTATACCTGTATTAAAGTTGGGTCTGTTAAAACATCTTCCCGATTAAAAAAAGTTCCTGTTGGATTATGACCACTATGAGATTTAACGTAAGGTAGTAAATTATACCTATACCCGTCTTCATTTAAATCAGTTAATGTTTTATACGGATATAAATCAGAAGTAACAGGATTAAGTTCGTCATTTGTATCTAAAGGTATAAACACAGAAACTTTAGCATTTGGAATACCAAAACCATTGTTCACACTTACCCTACCAACAATTACTCCGTAATCAGAGCATTGTCTAGTGTATATTTGACTTTGTAATAATTTTAGAGATAGTATTTCTAAATACTCAAATTCTTGGTCTATCAAGACATTAAGTGATTTATCAACACCCGGCTCTGTACGTATTCTAAATGAATTGGACATAATAATCTTTTTTAATAAATAGTTTATATACTATTTTCAAAAGATAATTCAATAAATTTTAAAATAAATTGCTAAGAGAAATTAACCGTTTTAATATTTTTAACTCTTACATTGATATCTTTGTTTGGATATCTAACTTGATACACTTGTCTTGGTTCGGCAAAAATTGTATCATCAACTAATTCAATTTGTTTTGTTTCCGAATCGATATATCTTTGAGATGTTTGAGATGAAGAATATTGACCACCAACTTTATTAAAAAATGTCATATCTGAAACGGAAATTACCCCATTTTCACTTTGAACTAATCTTCTTAATTCTGATACATTAACATTTTCACCCATTTCTTGGTTTGTTGGGTCAAAATAATCTGTGATTATATTAATTACTTGAGAAATAATTGAACCTTGATTTTGTGAATTGTCTAACACAACATCAACATTTATTGCTAAATCAATAACGTTAGCACTTTCAATTGACACATAATCATTAATCATACGATAATTTGATAGATAATTCGCAACATTATTTTTTAATGTGTTTGACACTATCTCGGTTAATCTACCGGTCTCATCATATGATAACATTTGAACTTTGATTTTATTATTTTCTTCAGTTATCGCAACTTTAGCAGGAGCCCCGAATTGTGACGGCATTGTTCTAATAATTGATTCATAATCATTTACCGTAACCGCTCTATTTTGAGCCGTAAAGTTATACGATACTAAATTCCTAACTTCTTCTGTTGTTGGATAATTTGCTCCCCCGATAGCAGCAGTTACATTATTACATCTTAATGAATTAACGACAGTTGTATTGACTGATTCAGATGGTCCATTAACAAAGAATGATACCGTACCAATTTGTGTGATAACACCAACCCCTAAATTACTTCCTGTACCACCACCAATTCTATATTGAACGAATAATGTTGAATTAGGTTTTAAAGTACTACCTAATGCAAAGTTATTTGAATATTTGTATAAATTTAATGGTTTACCATCTCGAGCAAATTCTCTTAATTGTTCATCAGCCGATTGACTACCACCACCAAAGGTCATTTTAAAGAACCCTTCAGGTGTAAATTCTGTAATAAATTTAGTGGCAGTATTTACATATCTACCTACTTTAATTCCAGGATTGTCAGAAACTTTTGTTGGGTCTTCAATAAAAACTCTATCTTGAGCTAAAGCTTGAACTTCAAACCATCTATTATCAACACCTAAAAATTCTTGATTTGAAGGCACATTGGCATATTGAGTACCATCTTTCAATAACACACTTGTCACCCCTAATACGGTCTTTTCAGGTAAAAATATTTCAAAAAATGGTCTTACGTCATTTGCTGTAATAACTCTCTTGAAAACTTTAGTAATACCGTTAACAATGGTCTCACGTTTTACAATGGTATAATTTAATAACTTATTGTTTGAATCAAAATTTGGGATTTTTAATCTATTCGGGAATCCATCCGCGTTTGATGGTGAAGAAAAATCAATATCATAAACAGTTTCAAATACTTGACCGGCACCACTTACTTGAGAACCTCTACGTAAAATACCGCAATATCTTAAATCTTCTTTATCACCAAAAGCCGGTACAGTAATTGAAAAATCAACTAAAGCAACTGACGGTCTTTGACCCGGAACTTTTAATCCATAAGTTTTGGCAATGTTAAATACTGATGACCTTTGTTGAGCATACTGTAATACCGTCTCTTGAATACTTCTATCTATGTTGAATTGAAGGTTGTCGGTAACCGCAGCGTTTAGGTCTAATAATACAGAGAATACACTCGCATCATTAAAGTTGTCAACTAAATCCGGATAATAAGTTCTTGTAAAGTTTATTAACTCGGTTCTAATTGATTGGAAATCTCTCGTAGTATACGATATTTTTTTATTTGCCATATTCTTTAAATATTTAGGATTACAAAATCACTAGCGTTAAACACGTCATTATTTATTTGATAATCTATTTTTACTTTCGCAGTGTGTTCTTTAGTTCCAATACCCGGTACTCTGAAAACACGTGTATCGTATTGGTCAACATAAGTACCTTTATCTTCTTCACCATCCGATGCCGCAGTTATACTTATATTTTTAATAGTTATTCCCGGAATATACTCCTCAACAGCATCTCTAATCTCAGCGTCAATGTCTGAAAATGTAGGACCATCTAATGGTTCAAATATAAATTCATACAATCTTGTACCAAAATCGGGTAAAAAATATCTACTTCCTTTTCTAGTCAATAATAAATGTATTAAGTCCGTTCTTGTTTCTTGAGTACTATCTGTGGAAAGGTCTAAATACTTTCCATCATAAGAATCCCTAAAAGGGAAATTAATACCATATGTTTTTCCATCTGCCATATCTATAAATATAGTGTCGTAATTATTTTTTATAAATACCCTTAAAATAAAAAATCACGACATAAGCCGTGATTTATATTCGTATTAAGAACCACACCCAAAACATTCAAACTCACTGTCTTTTGGTTTTTGATTAAATTCAACAGTTGGTTTCTCAATTGGTTTTGGTTGACCCACTTTTGAGATATCGACCGCCAAGTGTTTTGCTCCGGTTGATATCGCTTTAGTTCGAACATAATAACAAAGAGTTTTTAATCCTTTACCCCAAGAATGGAAGTGTGATGATGATATTTTTGATAATGTCGGATTAGACATATAGATATTCATCGATTGTGATTGGTCAATGAACGGTGCTCTGTCTGCCGCCATATCAATAAGTTCTCTTTGAGATATTTCCCAAATTGTTTTGTATTTTGGAATTAAATGTTCTATTCTCTTAACTTTTTTGTTGTAATTTTTATCTTCAACATCAAGATAATGATTAAAGTTAATGTTTTGAATTGAACCCTCATTCATTATAATCTCATTTTTCAAATCTTCAGACCAAATACCAATTTTTTCAAAATCATTAATTAAGTATTTGTTAACAATTAAGATTTCTCCCCCAACTACACGACGATTAAATAATGCCGAGTGAGCCGGTTCTGTCATTTCAAATGAACCTGTGATTTTAGCTGAAGACGCTACCGGCATCTGAGCTGTAAATAACGAGTTACAAACCCCGTGGTTGGACACTTCTAATTTAAGTGAATCCCAATCCCACATTCTTCCTAATCCTTCGTAATCTAACCCCCACATATCAAATTGGAATATACCTTTTGACATTGGTGAACCTTCAAAGAATTTATATGGTTTATATTCACCTGATTTACATAATTCCATACTTTCAGTGATTGCTGCAAAGTAGATTGTTTCAAAGATTTCTTTGTTTAACTTTCTTGCCTCTTCAGATGTAAAGATGTAATCCATTAAGTAAAATACGTCAGCAAGACCTTGTGTTCCAATCGCAATCGCTCTTTGTTCCAAACCACCTTTTCTACCTTGTTCGGTTGAATAACTATTGATATCAACAACTTTGTTAAGTGCTCTAACAACCTTTCTAACTTCATTATAAAGTAATTTAAAATCAAACTCACCTTTAATAATAAAGTTTTTCAATACCATAGAAGATAACGTACAGATAGCAGTGGTGTTCTCATCAGTATATTGGTAAATCTCATTACATAAGTTAGATTGTTTAATCACCCCAATGTTCTGATGGTTAGTTTTTCTGTTCGCACTATCTTTAGAACATAAATAAGGAACTCCTGTTTCAACCTGAGATTCAATAATTTTATTCCAAATTGTTTGTGCTTTTACTTTTTTACCAAGACCAAGTTCAACCGCTTTGTTGTAGTTTTCCTCATACTCATCACCATAAGTTTCCTGTAATGGTTTGATACCCGCTTTGATAATATCATTAGGACAGAACAAATACCAATCCTTATTATCTTTAACCGCATTCATAAAGTTGTCCGGTAACCATATTGACGTAAACAAATCTCTTGCTCTTAACTCCTCAGCACCTGTATTCTTTTTAATGTCTAATAAATCTACGATATCTTTATGCCAAGGTTCAATGTAGATAGCTGCACTACCCGGTCTTCTACCTTGTTGATTAAAGAATCTTAACCCTTCATTAACAATCTTTAAGTATTTTAATAAACCACCCGCAAATCCACCTGATGAATTAATACGACTTTCTTTACTACGAACGTTAGACATACATAATCCAATACCTGCGGCATCTGATGAATATGTTGAAATGTCGTTGAATGTTTGCAATAATCCTTCTCTTGAATCTCCGTGATTGTATTTCAATACACAAGATGCTAGTTGAGGTGTTTTAGTTCCCGCATTAATCATAATTGGTGTTGCAGGAGAAATAAGTTGGTTTGATAATGAATTATAATATTCAACCGCCTCTTCAAATGATTTAGTAACCCATAAAGCCACTCTCATATACATATGTTGTGGTCTTTCAATTACTCTACCTTCCGGAGTTTTTAACAAATACATTTCTTGTAATGATTTCCACGCAAAATAATCAAAATTGTAATCATTCTCGTGATTTATTACAGAATCAATATTTTCAGGACCATATTTTTCAATAGTTTCCATTAACTTATCGTTAATAATACCATCAACGTGTAATGTGTGCATTGTGTTACAGAAACTTTCATCAGTTTCTTTATGATACGCAGATATCGCCACTGAAGACGCTAATCTTGAGTAGTCGTGATGACTTCCGGTATACGCCGCAGCAATCTCATAAACTAACTTATCCAACTCTTTGGTTGTAATAACACCCTCAGTCGGAACTGAAGTAATCACCTTAATGAATACCTCATCAGCATTTACGTTTAATCCTCTTGCAGCACGTTTAACTCTATTGTATATTTTTTGGGGGTTGAACGAAACTTCGTCCCCCCCTCTTTTTTTTATCTTTAATGACATCATATTAAAAATCTTCTGTAAATGTTAATGACTCACCCAATTTAGCCTTTTGGTACTCCATAGTTCTTGATTCAAAGAAGTTACCCTTTGTTTCAACAGCTATCTGTTCCATAAACTTAAATGGTTGTTCTACGTTAAATTGTTTTTTACATCCAAATTTAACCAATAAACCATCAGTAACAAACTCAAGATATTGTTTCATCAAGTTTGAATTCATACCAATTAAAGATACCGGTATTGATTCAGTAATAAACTCTTTTTCAATCTCCAAAGCAGATAATAAGATTTCTCTAATTCTTTTTTCACTTGGTTTATTCTCCAAATGATTGTTAACCAAATGAATAGCAAAATCACAATGTAAATTCTCATCTTTAAAGATAAGTGAATTAGCATTACATAATCCTTGCATAATCCCTCTTGATTTCAACCAAAATATTGAACAGAATGAACCTGAGAAGAAGATACCCTCAACTGCCGCAAAAGCAATTAATCTTTCTTGGAAAGTTGAATTCTCAATCCAATCTAAAGCCCATTTAGCCTTCTTTTGAACTGCAGGTAATTTATCAATTGCGTGAAAACATTCGTCTTTCTCATCATCATCTGATATATAAGTATCAATTAATAATGAATACATTAAAGAGTGGATATTCTCCGCCATAAGTTGGAATCCGTAGAAAAATTTAGCCTCCGGATATTGTACTTCTTTTAAGAAGTTTTCCGCAAGGTTTTCATTAACAATTCCATCAGACGCAGCAAAGAATGACAATACATTCTTCACAAAGAATCTTTCATTATCAGTTAAATTTTCCCAATCTCTAATGTCATTGGATAAATCAACCTCTTCTGCCGTCCAAAATGCGGCCTGATGTTGTTGGTAAAATTCCCATATATCATTATGTTCAATAGGGAAAATAACGAATCGGTTCGGATTTTCTTTTAATATTTTTTCTTCCATTTTTTTTAATTTTGTGTTTGTTGTTTTTCTTTTCTTTTTTCTAACAAATCTTTGATTCGTTGTCTATTTCTTTCTTCAGTTTGTTCTTCAAGCCCTAAAAAGGTTACCGAACTTTCTGTATCAATCTCTAACATACCATTGTCAAATTTACAATTTTCAAAGACAATACCATCATCACCAATACGGGATTTAGTGATTGCAATCGTTGCTAGTTTCATTTCTTTTTGTTGTAAAGATTTTGCTACGGAAATGATTACGTGCCCAACCTGAGCTTTTTTTATAGAACCACCCATTTGGTCGGTAGTTACTACATCAGAAGATATTGAACTTCTGTTACCTTGTGTCGCAGTCCATCCAACAATATCCAACTCGTGACACATTGCCTCGAATCCTCTCATTACTGAACCCTCAGATTTCCATTCATCCCCCAAGTTTTTATCCGGTACCACACAATCAATATAGTCCAATAATACCATATCAATTTTGATTCCTTCAGAAATCATTTTTCTGATTTGATTCTTAATTTGCATCATCGTTACAGTATCGGATGGAAGTTTTTTAAGTATCAATTCATTAGGCATTTTCTCCTTAATTTCTTGAACTTTGGTTATTACTTCATCTTTTCTTGTTGACAATTCATCTGGATGAATTTTTGTCCACAATGTAATGTGTTTACGTTGAATAATCTTCGGGTTATCCTCAAAGAATATTTGTAAAACATTGTATCCCAAATTAAATGCGTGATTTGAGATTTTTGTTAGTAAAGTTGATTTACCAACACCGGTTGGTGCTAAAACAACACCAATTTCACCCTTAGCTAACCCACCTTTTAACAATCTATCAATTCCCGGAATACCCATTGGTATCGGATGACGATAATCCTCGTTTAGAACATCATCTAAGTTACTAAAAACACTCTCAGTTCCTTTATCGTGTTCCCCAACTTGAAGAGCTTTACTCACCATCTCCTCTAATGTATCATAACTCTCAAATTCACCGGTATCGATGATTTTTTGAGCTTTAATCATTACCTTCTGTAACTCTTGTTGTTTACAGAATTTCATTGATTTTTCTTGTACAAATTCCGCACCTTCAAGTGTAGATTCCTTAACTTTTGTAAGTGTATCAATAATAATTTTTGCAGCCAAAGGTTGTTGTATCTCAGATTTTGTGATTTGTTCTAAGGTGTCAAAGGTTGGTGTGTGTTCATATTTTGAATAATATTCTTTAATCATTTGAATGATTAATTTGAAGTATTTATTCTCAAAATAATTTGGTTCCATCACATCGATAATTGACCTTGAAAATTCTTTATCGATAATGATTTGGTTTAATAATTGTATCTGAAAGGTACTACCTAGATACTCGAAATTTTTGTTTGACGCCATATATTTTTCTTTTAGTGTATTAATAAATACTATACACTTAGGTTAACCTCTAGATATTTTTTTGTTAAATTTTTTGATGAAAAAATGTCAGTCAAGTTTATCAACAAGTTTTTTAGGTGTGGGCGGACATCCACAGTATATCTTACCTTTGGAGGGTATACTTTAGCATCCACCTGTCTATGACAAATTGTCACATCATTTTGTTTAATAAAAATATTAAAGTACTCAGGTCCATCAATATAAGATGTTTCCAAGATGTTAGGATTGTTGATAATTTCGTACATATTGTCCGTCATATACGTTACGGTTTTTAATGATAATTGTGAATGAATATCGTCTTTAAATTCACGAAGTAATTCATAAAGTTCCAATGAGTTTTTAGCATCATTGTTAAACTCTCTCACATTAAAAAATCTTTGCACAATGATGTTATCATTTACCATCATTAAGAATTCTAATTTTACCGAATCTTGGTCTCTCATAGTTTTAATTGTTTTTAAAATTTCTTTTTTCTTTTCTTGTTAGTTTCATAAAGGGTCTAACAAAATTAACCCACGCGTCATCAACTTTAGGTAGATATTTGAAAAACCCATCATCCATCATCATCTTAATAAGGTTTCTATACCCCCTTCCATCAGGGTCTAAAGTTTCCTTATAATACAATTCAACAAGTTCCTTTCCTTCTTCGGTTATTAGAGGATTTGATAAATCAACAATTTTTTTGTTAACCTCAAAAAACTCATCACCATATACTCCGGTTCTTGTTTTCCCTGATAATAGATTCTGTAATGTCTTGTTACTTCTATTTTCTTTTAGTAGGATTTCAGCCTTTTCTAAAATATCGGAAACAGAAACCGTTTTTTCAAGTAGCTCAGGAAAAAACTTTATAAGTGTTTTCTCACCAAGTCCGGAAATACCATCAATATTATCTGATTTATCACCCGATAAAATCTTATAGGTGCGAACATTTTGATGTGGGAAATAATAATATTCCAACATCACCTTGTCACCATTTCGATAAGTTTGTTTTGTTTTTGGATAATACACCGACACTTTGTCCGAGATAAGTTGGATGAGGTCTTTATCCCCCGAGAAAATCGTTTTCTGTTCGTTCTCCGAGATTTGGCAGTAATATGCAATCAAATCATCCGCCTCATTTTTTTCGACGTTTATTTGTCTTATATAACACTCTTCCAAATACTCTTTAATCCTCTCTTTTTGTTCTTCAAAAGATTGGTCCTTAAAGTCATCTGTAACTCTACGTTTTTCTTTATATTGGGGATACAATGTTTTTCGGGTTAGGGAATTATCATTCCCATCCCAAAACACAACTACTTTGTCGTAGTTTTCTTCGTCTATAAGTCTACGAAGGGTATTCACAAAGTGCCATACGGCACCTATGTGTTTACCTTTATTAAAAAAATCTTTAACCCCGTGGAATCCAATTTTTGTTAAATTGTTACCATCCACTAATAGTGTTTTAACCACTTTTTGTTTGTTTACGTTAGTACTAGTCTTCGTCCTCTTCTTCTACTTTTGAAACAATATCTTTATAGACGATTTCTCCGTCACCTGATAATATTTGATTCCAAAATTCTGAATATTCTTTTTTGTATTTCTCTAAAGCCGATTTGTCGTCTTTAATATACCCTTGTGGTACCGCAATGATTTTACCATCCTTGAATGAAATACCATTAACGTGGTTTTTCAATACAGATATTTTAGTTCTTGTTGCGTAAGCTACCGTTCTTCCTCCTTTGGTTGCCGTAATGTGGTTAATACCCGCTTTTTTCTGATTACCGAACAAGAATACTAAACTTGACGCTAACCATAATGCCTCGCCACCTTTTGCTTTAATCTCAGGTTGTCCAAACGGATTGTCCGGAAGGTCTACCCAAGGTTGATTGATAACAACCAAAGTCGAATAATACGGAACACTTTCTTTTTTTGTTTTAGAGATTCTTGAGTGAATACCCATACCAATTGTGTCCGCAAGTGCCGCAGCATTGTGCATTTTTCCACCCTTACCTTCGTAAGTCATCTTACACGGAATAGAACCAACAGAATCCCAACAGAATAAAATGTTATAAGGAATATCACCACTTTCTTGGGCATCCAATATATCATTCATATAGTCGGTTAATTGTTCAATATAATCAAAACTATCATTAAAGATAAAATGACCATCCCAATTACCATCCTCGTCTTGTTCTGCTTGTAATCCTAATTCAACCGCGTGTTTCCAACTCCATTTTTTCTCTGTGATAATTATAACCGGTAAATCACCCCTTCTTTGAGCGTCAGCCGCCGCTAAAATCATCGCAGTTGTTTTTGATGAGTTTGAATGCCCCAAAAACATATTGATTCCACCCATAATAGGTCCCGGTAAACCACAAGCCTCCATAAAAGCTTCACCACAATTATAATAACTCTCGTCTTTATATTTTGTTTTAGTAGAATACTTTCCTTTAATATCCTCCATTGAGAAGGTTTTCTTTTTTATCCCCATATGTCCAAGTTAATTGTTGTTTTTGTTAGTTTTTAATAGAACTAGGACATCGTGTCTTAGTTGATGTCCTAGTTAATTGTCCAAGTTAGTTTTTTTTTTGATTAGAACGGCATATCATCATCCCCTTCATCGTCCGCTTGTGGGTCAACAGGTCCTGATGGTTTTGAACCACCAAATGAAATTTCATCTTCGTCTGAATTACCATAATCGTAACCACCTTTGTCAGAATTCCATTTTGGAGTTTCACCTCTCGCAATTGCCTCTAAGTATTCAACCGGTTTTTTAGAATAAACATCCTCCCAAGTTAATTCATCGTTAATCCAAGAGTCCGCAAGTTCTTTATCCTCGTGAACAGGTGCCGCGTCATCATACATAACGGTTTGAATAACAGTGTAGTAAGCTCCTTTTGGAGTTTTTGCCTTAGTTAATTCTAAGATAAGGTCTCTACCTTTTTCAGGGTCAGCAATATCACCTTTGTTTCTGTAGATAGGTATGATTTTGTCATAGATTCCCTCATTTTTGTAGTTAGATTTGAATCTCCAAAATTTAACACCATCTTCTTCGTTATCTCTATCGATAACCTTAACAATGTAGAATTTACGTGATAAGTAATTTGATGCCAATTTTTTATCAGCTTCTTTACCTGTTGAACGTAATTCTTCGTAAACCTCAGTTAAAGGTGAACGTTCGTTGTCGTTTTTTCCCGGGTCATAAAATTTTTGGAATTTTCCGTCTACTTGAATCTCGTGATACCAAACTTCTTTGAATGGTGAAGAACCATCTTTTGTTGGTAAGATTCTTAATCTTTTTTGTCCTTGGGTTTCCTTATCAGTAAGGATTGCCGCAAAGTATTTTTTCATTCTTTCTTCTTGTGTAAATTTTGAGGTAGAAGAAGTACTACCTTGTTTTGCTTTCTCGTATTGAGCCAAAACTGCGTCTAATGAATTTGTCGCCATAGTGTTTAAAATATTTAAAGGTTTATAAAAGTATAAGTGTCAGCCGTGTGTTTGTCAAATTGTTTTGTAAAAAAAACGGTCCGAAGACCGTTAAAATTATCTTACTTGTCTAAATGGATTTACTTCGTCTTCAAAATTTCTGAAGGTTTTTTTAATCTCATTTGGTGAATAATCTTCAACTTCGTCTTGAGTTAAAACATATTCATTTTTTCCTGTTTTTTCCATATCTTCCTCTTTATCATCAAAAAATTGACTTAACTTTTGATTGAAAGGTCCTGAATCTAATGTTCTTAATTCTAATCTTTCTTGAGGAGTTTTTTCTCTGTATTTTTCAACCTTAGCTTCTAAATCATTTAATTTAGTCATGATACCATCCATCTCACCTAATTTAGTTTCTAAATTGTCTAAATGTTGGAATAAGTTATTAAAATACTCTTCTTGTTTCTCTTCAACTTTTTTCTGTGATTTCACTAAATCAGTAATATCCATTTCTTCCGTTTTTGATTCTGATTTTTCATCATCACCAATTTTTTCTACATCCGGGTCATTTGCCACATCAACAGGTTGAGGTCCTGCAGGTGCTGCCGGTGCCGGAGCAACATTTGGGTCTGCCGGTGGAGCTAATCCCGCATCCGGTGCCGGAGCTGCGTTTGGGTCAACCTCACCAGGTGGTGGAGGTAATGTAGCATCTTGTTCAACAATATATTTATTGATAGAATTATATCTAGCGATTTCTTCTAAAATTTGATTGTCTATTTTTTTCATGTTATTAACCGTTTAATAGTTGTTTTACTCCTGTTAAGGTTTCAACTTGAATTTTTTTATTTTTATTTAATGTGTTATCAACTCTTTCAATTAAACCATCTTTCATTCTGATAGTATAACAATCTCCAGTGTCTAAATCACATACTTGTTTAGAACCATCTCCCAAATCTTTTTCGGTACTTCTGGTATTTTTACCTAAATAGTTATCTAATATTAATTTTGTGTTCATAATCTTTTTATTTATAAATATCTTTTATTTTGAAAAAATTTAATTTAACATTTTGTTCCGTTTCTAGAACATGGTTTTCCGTCCCATACAATTTCCGTTCCTGTATATGGTTTACTATAACATTCACAACAAATATTATCTTTAATAGCATCCCAATCATCAGCATCAATTATGTCACGATATTTAAATCCGTAGTCAGGACAATCTAATGGCATAATTACTTTAACAAACCCTTTATTAACAAATCTAATGTTTGGAAAAGCATCAACTATAACAATAAACACAATTTCATATGTTTTTGGGTTTCTAGCAAGTTCTAAAGCTTCAATTAAATTAGGAGAACTAATAAAAGAACCTTTATTATCACCTTTCTTTATTGTAAAATTACTAATTAATATATCTGACATTTGACCACTAATGTATATTTTAGCATTAAAATCTTGCGTTAATAACGCTCCTTCATTTAAAACAAAAAAATCACCACTTAAAGAACCACCAGCATTAATTTTTAGTCTTTGTAAATAATAAGTACTAAAAACAAAACTTTCTTCAAAAATACCTTGATTTGTTTGACCTTGTGGTGGAACATTAGGTGGCGGAGTACCACTTACATTTCCACTACCGGTTTTAAATAGGTTAATAGATTGTTGAACACTAGTTTCCATCTGACTTAATTGACTCGGATTATCTTGAACCAATTTGTTATATACATCAATATTTTTTTGATTTGCTGAGAAATATAATGTGTAAAATTTAACAATCTCTTTTGCCGTTATTTCAGGTAACTGTGTTACCCTACCTTTCCATCTATCAATTAAAAATGAAATATGTTTAGATAAATCCGAAAAAATTGAATATGGTACATCAGTTGAACTACAATAATATTGTTGATTAAAATAATTAAGCCCCGGATTACCCCAATATTGTAATAAATTAATACCTGAATAGTTATTTTCTTTTGTTTCTAATTCAGTTCCATTTGACGAACCTAAATAAATTGCCGCAAAAACTAAATATCTTAATCTTTGGTCATCGGTTTGAGCAATAATTGTACCAATAGCATCTTTATATTTAGATTTAGTTGTTGTTGGGGAATCAACGTTCCCATATTTTTCATAATTACTCACTGGTTTACATTGTGAAGAATTTTTTGAACTATTTGCGTCTTTCTTTGTAGCTTCTTTAACAGTATCATTAGTTTCACTAATAACATTATTCCCTTTTGTAGCACTTTCTTTTATCGCCTCTTGTTTGTCTTGTTTATTTTTTTCAATAATTGAAGTCAATAAATTAGTTTTTAAAGTTTGAATGTAACTATCTATTTCAGGTAAATTTGACACCGCTTGTCTGATTCCTTTAAACACAGTTTCAAATGTTCCCGGCCCAATACTATGATTAACTTCTTGAATCATATACGCCCCACTGAACATTGGTACGTGTCTCAAATTAAAATACATTGTTGGTTGAATCATGGCATTACCCATCATGGATACGGTACAAGCGTAACTTCTATTTTTATATAAATTATATAATGAAATATTTTGTGTACCCGCAACTTTACCTGAAGATTGTTTAACCAACTCATCAGTTTGTTGTAAAGATTCTGCAGTTGCTTGTCCCGCACTTTGGTCTATTTGGAATCCGTGGAAAATTGATTGACTTTGCGGTCCAACATCAACATTAAACCCAACAACTTTATTAGATTTATCCCAATCGGTTTTACCTATTTGGTCTTCAATTAATGGATTATCACTAGCACGTCTTAAGTCAAAAGAATCCCCTTTAAATCTTACATTAGCATTGTTTTGAAAATCAGGTTGTTCACTTGGTTTACCCGCGTAAAAACACACCATTTTTGCTGAAGAATTTCTATAATCAACATTTAAAAACGTCCCAAACATCGTGTTAGCAAAATCAAGAGACCCCTCTGGTTTTGGAACAGGATTTTTGACCGCATCTTGTACATTATAAAAGTTAACGTATGAAGGTATGTTCATAACAACAAAATTATTTTCAACTAAAATTGTTTGAACAAACGTCAACATACTTGTTTTAGGGTTTATATCTTTTAATCTAAATTTTAATTTATTAACATCAACCAATACTTTATCCCCAATGTTTCTGTTTGCCCTATCCATTAATAAAACATCTTCAAAAAGTGTTTTAGTTTTAAAGTCATTACCTGATATCCATTTATCGTTTAACGCTTTAAACGCCTCCCAATATTCTAATTTTGTTTGAGGACCTTCTAATGCTGTCGCAAGTGCAGTATCAGGTGTACTACCAACATCCGGTAATTGTTTTTGTAATTTAGGCATTAATTTATTAATAATAATACTTTGGAATTTATCCGTACTTGCAATATAATCATTCATTAAATTAACAAACTTATTATAATTCAGAGTATCATCATTTAATTTTTGAGTCGCATAAATTTTAATAATAGGTGCGAATGTTTTTATATTTTCAACACTAAAATCTATATTACAATCAACAAAAAAATCTGTAATGTATGAACCATTATTTGTATATTGTAATTGAGGTATCTCCGAAAAACCAACATATAATTGTAACGCTCTCCATTCATTTGGGTAATTTGTAATTGATTGTGATAATGTTACCGTACCTCCTGATGTTGGTAATGGAATTGGTGTTTGGAACGAATATTTACTCCAAGTATATGGGTCAGCAATTAAAGCATTTGAAAAAGTATAAAATAATCTTTTATCAAAGTTTGCCGGATTACCATATTTGAACACAACGTCATAATTTAAAAATGACTGTAAAATATTAGTTAAAACATTCAACTGCGAATCCGAAACTGCAGAAACTAATTCAGTATTAATGTTTGTCCCACCTACTTTTGGAATCTTCATTAAACTTCTCATCAACATTTGAAAATTTTTGAATGACTTTGTCGTTTCAGTATCAGTATTTGATATAAACTCATCATCAAAATCATATATTGATTTTGAAAAATTTAAAAATTCAGTTTCAAAACTATCTAAAACTTCTGTCTCAAATACTGAAAATAATTCACTTATTTCAGTGTATTGGTCTTGTTTGCCGTTAATTGAAAAATTCTCTTGTTTGTCATTACCCGTAATGTTGAATACTTGTTTTAAGTATTTTATTGGCGTTGGTTTAACAACTTTATCTATATCAAAATACCCATAGTTAGGTGCTGACCAAAACATTCTAACCGAACCGTTATACATTGCGGTATTACCGGTAATCTCATATTTTAGTTGATTAGTTTCTTCAGTAATACATTCATTACTTGTTTGATTTATTAACGCACCTTGAGATGGGACAATAAATGATGAAGTTTGGTCCAATGTTGTGATATAAACCGACCAAGGAATAACTCTTAAATCTCTTTTTGGGTTATTTGGGTCAAAACCTTCAGGCATATTAATTATTGCTTCAGGCACATAATTTAATGTAACTCCTGAAGTAAACCCATTTTGAATATCTGTATCGGTGTAACCTGAATATATTTGGAAACCTTGATAAAATACATTAAAATCATTAATTAATAATGGGTAAAAACCTGTATTAATTAATGAAGATGTTTCGGCACCTAATGTTGTATTTTTTTCTAACACAATATCCATTTGAGCACCATTAATTATCAAATTATAGTTTTTTGTTGGCGAATTTGTTACCGGGTCATAGTTACGTACATAACTAAATCCTGACCACGATGTATCCAAAATATCTTGACCTGTTTCTACAAAATTTTTATATCTATTCCAAACAGAACCAATTTTCAATATCCAAGGATATGGTAATTTATGAACCGCACCAAATTTTTTAAGTGTTGCAAAAATGTAATCTAAATCCGTAACAGAATTTGATTCATATGTTTTATATTTTTCTCTTAAGGTAGATAATGGTAAACTATTTAAAAACAAATATGCTGAAGCAACAAATGGATATTCATCGTTATTTCTAAAATTCTTAACACCTTCCTGAATTGAATTAATAAAATATGGAGTGTTGAACATTGAAACAGTTTGGTTACTAGTAACCAAACCTGAATAATCATTATACCTTAAATTACCCTCTGTCGGTAATTGTTTATCAAAACTTCTATTTTCATAAAATGATTTTAAATCAAAGAAATAAATTGGTGATTTAATTTCATTAAATAAAAAATTAGTGAATGGTCTTCTATCATTATTATTAGTTATATCTAAAAAATTAGATATAATTTTTTTATTAGTATTATACGTTAATACTTTTGTTGTGTTATATGATGATTTGATATCCGAAATCGAATTCCCATTGGCTAATTCATTTTTAACCCAAGTAAAATTTGTAAATGGGTACGTATCAGTTAAATTAAAAATATTACTTGAGGTTGAATTTGATATAAAATTAACAACATTATTTTCACCCGGTAGGGAAACTAATGGTTGAGATTGATTTTCATTCAACAAGTTTTGGCTTAAAAATTCATAACTAGAATTATTAACTTTATTCTTAATGTAAGAAGTGTTGAAAATACCTCTTATAAAATTTTGCCAACTTTCACCTGTACCATCATTAGATATATGTCTCATTAATATCTCAAAATTACCAGCATTAATTCCAAACTCTTTTAATTTTTTAATAATAAAAGGGTTATCGTTAGATAAACTTTGAATAATATTAATACTTTCTGCCTCAGCAATTACATCCGTTACTTTATCTTGGTCTTGAGTATTACCATTACTTCTTAATAAACCTGAATAATTTGATGTTAAAAATATTCTTTCAAATATTTCATAAAAATATTTAATCTCTTCCTTGTTATCATAAACAGCATTACTAATTGGAAATTCAATAGCATCCAATGATACTCGTTGAATATCCGTTAACGGATTTTCAGTTGTTAACGGGTCTGCAGGTGGTTTTACCGTTTGAGTTGTCGCTCTAATAAATTCTTCCACAAATTCTACTTCAGGCCATAAATCTGTTTGATAGGCCTTCGTTTGATTTATAACATTTTTATCACCCGGATAAGTTAATTCAAACATTTCACGTCCATCCTTACCTGATGTCGCAACTAACATTTGTGGCCACGGGTATATTGGTAATGTTTCATTATCTCCTGACGATACGTTATCCACACAAGCAGTTGCGGTTTCAGGATTTAAAATAGAATTCCTTCTAGCTTTAATTTGCGTATCATTTAAATTCCAAGCTTGAACGTGAACATCGTCCATCAATCTTAAAAATGCCTCTCCGTTTGCAAATATAACCGCAAGAACATTTCGGATATTTGGAACAAACCCAATACCGTTATCTTTCTTTTGTAATAAATTAGTTAAAGCCTCCGTTAATTCTTCTTGAATATTTTCTTTAACGGATTTAACTAATTTACCCATTTGATTTATTAAATCCTCAAATCTACCAGTACCTTCAAATATATAAAATTGAAAATTCTTTTCTTCAGAACCTTTAGTATTGGTTATCGTTAATGAATTAAAAATACCTTCAGTCGCTAATTGATTTTTAAACTCTTGAAGTTGTAATGGTGTAGGCTGTGTTGATAGTTTTTTTCTTTGTCTATAAGTTTCGTCAATATTAACATCAGATTCTTTCAAATCAATAGGGAATATATTTGGGGTAATCTTGAACGGTACTTTTGAATTTGTGTTCGTTTTACCATCAATAGTATACTTACCATCCACACCACAAACAGTATTTGATTCCATTTTTTCTTTTGCATCACTAATAATACTTTGTAGTTCCGCTAAAGCATTTTTTCTTTTTTGTGATGTATTAATTTCAGATTTAAACGTATAAACTTTACTACCCTCAGTAAGACCATTAACCCCTTTCATAACCAAATAATTCTCAGTATCCATATATTTAGAAAACCAAGAAGTTCCCGCACCAACATAAACATCTTTATCCAAATTACCTAATAATCGTTGATACTCCTCAACGTAAGTTAATGGGTCTAAATTTTGTTGTGAAAATGATGTTAAAATGTTTTTAATAAAATTCTCAATTCTATCTCTCATTTGTACAACAGTTATTTCAGGAAAATCATCAGGTATCATCCCTTTTGATTTATACTCACTATATAACTCTCTAACTTTTTGATAACCTCTCGAAACTATTGAATCCTGTACATTTGAAAAGTTGGTAGCCCCACCTTTAGTCGTTTGTATATTAACTCTAGATTGATACATATGAGGGACTGCCGTTAACGCAGCCATAGGCACTTCACTTAATAGTGTGTATTTGTATGTGTAAAAATGTAGTTTTATTTTAAAATTACCATTAGATGTATCATATCTTGATGAAAACGTTTGTAACATTAATTGTAATTTAACAGCTTTACCATAAAATCCTTTTATTGTTAATTGGAACATTGGATATGGTAAATTAAAAAATGCCGCGTATGGTGAATTATCACCCGCCTCAAACATCGCTCTACCTTTAACATCTTCTAATTCAATCGTAATTGAAGGTAGAAAATCTAATCCTTGTCTAATATTAATAGAGGTAATACCTAATAATCCATTATCAACAGACGCTTGTTTACCACCTGAATTAATTGTTTGTCTTATATAAAAATCACTACTCTTATTTGGATTTGAAACAGAGGTTAGTTTTGGCTGATTCACACCATTACCGGTAATTGTATCTTTACCTGTTATTTCATCAGTATATGAATTATCTAAAAATGTTTTATCACCCGGTTTTAAAAAATTAATACTGGCAATTGAAACTGTTTGTACTTGGTCGTTATTCGCAACACCAAGTGCTAATTTAGTTCGTGGCAATACTTTACACTCTAAATTAGCATACATCACTAAATTTTCTTGTTTCACATATCTTTCTTGTACTTTTCCGTCACTGTCTATGACTTTATTTGGGTCTATGATTGATATGTTATTATAATCAAACTCAACTAATATATTTTCCGATTTATCTACCATAATAAAAGAAGTAATTTTCTAGGTCATTGTTGTAATCCTGTAATGAAGCTATTAAAGGATAAGGGATTGTCAAGATAGCCCCATCAGGGATATTCCACTCTTGACCTGCGTATATTGGATTTGCTTGTAATATTAACCAACCAAAGTAAGGAGCACCATAAAATTGTTGTGAAACTTTATCTAATCTAGATTGAGCAACTTTGAAAATATATCTCTTATCAGTGGATTTACTTGGCAGAGTAATATATGGAACAACTGTTTGTCGTCCATTAACAATAAAATTATTGTATCTATTATAATAATCTCTAGTACCCATAATTAATCAAATTTTATTTTACCATCAAAAGTTAAAGGGTCGTTATTCACATTAACCGTTTTATATAAATTAGCAATATCCGTTTTTTGTTGTGTCTCTGTAGCAGGGTCAGGAACTGTTGTGTATGTAAACTTTCTTAACTTACCTTTAGGATAAGCTGGTTGGTTTACAAATTTTGAATACGATTCTTTATCCCTAATTGTTTTAATAAATTTTTGTTCAGCAACTAACTCTTTTTTAGTTAAATCCGCAAAATCATCACAAATATTATTAAATTTTCTAACTAATTTATTATCATTCTTTAATTCTCCACTAATAATTGTGTTTATAAATTGTGTTAATTTATTTTTATCGTTAAATATTTGAGCCATTACCATGAATTGTCGTTTATCCTCAACTGATGCCGTTTCAAATTGTTTAGATATTGGGTCAAATTGTCCCGGACCATCATACGGGTTTGTAACAGTTGTAATTATTTTTTCAGCATCCATTAAAAGATTAAACTCATCTAATCTAACACCAACTAAACGATAATCATCACATAATTCTTGATACGTATCCAAAACACCAGTACTAGCCGTATTAACTTCAGTAGTTCCTGAAATAGTATAAACACGAGGAACACCCGTATCTAAAATTTTACCATCAGTTTTTGTTGTTACTAAATTTATCTTTCTAATTATTTGAACCATATTTTGTTCTAAAACCACAATCTCTTGAATTTTAGTAAACAAACCACTACTATAATCACCTTTTAACGTGTTAATATATTGATTCATATTTGTTTTAACTCTTTGAATTGTTGCATCTGTAAATTTAAAACCAACTAATCTTGATATGATATAATTTTTATTAGTAGGGTTGTCAGCATTTATATCTGAGATAAACGTAGTAAATAACGAATCAACTTTAGTTTCAACACCTTCAGGTTTACCGTAAATTGGTGCCAATACACTACTAGAATTTAACGTTATTTCTCCGGAAGTATATAATCTATCTTGAGTAATTAACTGCCAAACACCATAATTGTAAGATTTAACAATACTATCACTTTGATTTAAGATATTTGTATAATATTCTTGTGTTGAATCTAATATTTTATCCATAATAGTCATATAGGTAATTTCACCTGTTTGACCACTAGTAACCGGAATATTTGTTAATATATCTCCAATAGTATTTCCACCATCGTTAACAATATCATTTTGAACATTATTAACCGTAACCGGTGGTTGAGCATCTAATATTGACTGAACTAATTTAGCGTCCAAAGCTGAAGTGTCTTCAGTCCAAGTCGCTCTTTCATCATAAATTTCAGTATTAGCATAGAAATTAAATGATAACGCATTTTGTAGTTGTTCAACAGGTCTAGCTAATCCCATACCACCAATCATATCAAAACTTAAATTAACATTTGCAATCATTGGTTGGATACCTATACCTTCAGGATTCATATCTAATATTAATGGCTCATATGAAAATGAAATTGTTTTTGGAATTATTTTACCATTATAAAAATCGCCAACTCTTAATACTAAAACCGGTGGTGCACCAAACGCAGTATTTACCGCATCATTATATTTTGGTTTACCATCAGCACCAATAACAGGAATAGTTTCACCAGGTCTAACACATTGATTCAAGAATGTTAATCTAGCGTTTAACCCTTCAGGGGTCATAGAGTGAAATGCGGGATTAAAAAATCTAATTTTATCCGCAATAGAACCATATAGAATAGGATTACTTTCTTTAATAACATCAAAATAATCACATTCAGTTAATAACTGTCTAATAATTCGTTTTCCAATACCTTCTTTTAATTTTTGTTGTATTTCTACAGTTTGAACAGGTTTAATAGTGTTAATTGTTGTATCAGTTACTTCAGGAGTTATTATTTCAACTTTTTGAGTTGTTGTTGTAGTTGTCACAGTTGGAGTAACAAGAATACTATTAATCTTAACTCTTCTACATGCCATAGCGTCAGTTGAAAATACTTGTGCTAAATTATTAGAAGTCGTTGTGTTTGTATTTGATTTAATATCTTTACTACAATCTACTTGAGAACCACTTCCCGATTCACCTTGAGGAATAACTATATCTTCCCCTCGACCACTTTGTAAGGTAATTTGTAATGTTTTATCTTCAAAAAATGGAGCTAAATTAGCATCCCCAATTTTATAAGTTTTTAAAAATTGAATTACCGAATCATTTCTTCGTTTAGAAAGATTTTCATTATATGTAGGACTTGCTGTTGCAGATGCCGAACCCACCATTTGAATACTGATAGTACCTTTTTTTTCTTTTAATATGTTATAAGCATCAACAATGAAGTTTCTATCATTAAGAGCAATTTTATTATAATTTGATATTACAATATTATCAAAAAATTCTCTTACGTTTCTATTAACACTACCGTCATTAAATATTCCACTTGCGGTATCCACATATTTAGTAATGTTTGATGGTGTGGTATAATCAGAATAGGTTATATTATACGGTACTGAAGACACAACCCCATTTGATTTAGGGTCAGGAATATCATTATCAAAATAAAACGCCAATTGTGAATAATTCTTTTTAAAATCGTCAATAGATGTATCAGGATTTGCTTTTTGTAGTGAAGAATCCGCCGGACTACCCGCACCACCTTGAGGTACAGAATTTTCTCTTGGAATATTAGCACTAACATTCTTTAACTCTTCATCCGTTAATCTTGGATTACTTAATATTTCTTGATATGTATATAAATCCTTTGTTGGTATTGTATTAAATTTTAATGCCAAATCATAAATGTCATATTTAACACACCCGGCAAAGAAAGAATCAATTATTGAATTAATTCTTTCTTTATTTTGTCCTTTTAATTGTTTTTCAACAATAGTATTCATAACCGAAGGACTATCCACAATAATCTTCCAACTTAATTGCCCACTTCTACTTGTGTTTTTATAAGTATAGATTGGCTCAGGTCTACCTAAAAATGAAGTATCATTCCAATTAGCGGTACTACTATCAGAAAATTTTAAATCATAAGGTGGGAACCACATAACTCTACCCCCATTTGGACCTTTCTCACAAACAGGTAATTCATCATAAGTAAACCCAGGTCTACTTGAAGTTCTCCAAGCTAAGTTCTCAATTGAGAACATATATTTTTTAGCATATCCCCCCGTTCCATTAACATTATTTGCTATAATGTTTGTTGACCCCGGATTTCTTAATGGAACAATATTTAAATTGTATGTATTATCTAAAACAGAATGTGTAAATCTTCTACCTGATGTAGTTATACCATCTGTTTTTTGTAAATCATTATATGTATAATACGGATTATCTTTAGTAAAAACCCTACAATATTCTATACCGGCATCACCTCCTGTTGTATTATCGGTATATGATAAAACTTGAGAACCTTTAGTAATTTCTTTATACCCATCATGGAATACCTTACTAATTTGATTCATCGCATTACCAACGTGTTTTAAACGGGCTTCACCCGTAACACCATCAGCCGAGTCAATTAATCTTTGAGTTTGGTCTAATATGGAAGTTTCTTTAAATTCAAGATTAGTTGATTCATCTCTTGTTATATTTCCACTAACCAATTGGTAATCTTCATCAATTGTTCCTGAACCACCACCCGGTATTGCTCGGAATCCTGCGTTTGGTTTATACTTTGGAGATACCCAAACAAAACCACCATCAATACCACCACCGTCACTATAAGACCTTCCACCTAAACCAAAATTGCTAAGAGCCGATTCATTACCTTCATATAAAATACCCATCTCAGATGGACCATATACAGGTGAAGGGTCTTGTTGTCCAAATGCGTTAACAGGTATTTGATTTGGGGGTGAAGTAATATATGAAGGTTCTGATGTTCTACTTCCAACATAATATCCCCCAACTAATGTACCATTACCCGGATTAATATTTGGAACTAATAAGTTAACTAAACCTTGAGCAATACCAAATAATAAACCATAATCTTTATCATACGATGGTTGATATCTGTTATAATTTATAT